AGCGATGAAGCAGAAATAACATCAATAATTTACAAAGGAGTTGATGTTTATCCGATTATTAATGAGGATGATTTGGATAAGTTGTATGACTATATTTACAGTTATAAGGAAGAAGAATGAACATCAGAGCAATTATTCTCACAACAATTCTTGTTGTTGCATACGCATACATTAGCAATCAAGACTACGAGGACGCTCAATTAGCCCATCAAGCGCAAATTAAGTAAAACGTACTAGCCTTAAATAACGCATTTAGTTAAAAACGTAAGCCAGCAGAGCGATACATCGCTGGAGCCAAGACAGTGCGGAACCAGATTATCTCCCTCGTTCAATGTGTGGGCTTGGCAATCTTCTTTTAATACTAAAATTACAATACTATTATGACTAACATCGAAAAAATTCTAGACGCAATGGACCAGATTGTTCTTCCTGCAAGCACTGCTGATATTTACAACCGCATGGTCAGAGTCGGCTATACGCCAGCTTTAAACGCAGCTAGAGAGCGAGCAGACGTATCTTCAGCATTGGCCCGTATGCGTAAGAAAGGACTCGTTACAAGCGCTCACGATGACGCTGGCGTACTTCTCTGGGACGTTGAGCAGATCAGTAAAAAGCCCTTGTTGCGTCTAACCAATGAAACTAAAGTTGCAATCAAAGATGAGATCCAGCGCGTTAGAACAGAGTTGCCAGTTCAGATCGTATTAGCGGAACTATTCGATGAAGTTGCGCAAAGCCTGACGCATGCAGCTAATGTACTGAGAAAAATCAAATGATCGCACCACCTAAAAAAATCTGGATGCGCTGGGGAAGAACCGTTAAGTTGATTCCAGGACAGATAGGCATAGCGGATAAAGAACTGGACCATGAGTATGTTCGTCGAGATTTAGTTCAAAAACTGATTGAACTCATGGAAGATTTTCCCGGCTTTACTGAGAATGCAATCATAGGAGACAAATGGGTTGAGTCCATGTGGAAAGCAATCCAAGATTTTGAGGCCGAGGAATGAACCATACAACACGGTCTCGCGGGCGGTTAGACACCAGGATACCGGAGTTTGAGATGCAAACTATCGTGGAGGAAGTGTTATACCTGATCTCTTTAGGCTACAGGGCTGAACAGCAAAAGTTTATCCTTGCTGGCCTAGACAGAGCGATTGACGAATTTACGCCGGACGACTGGATTCAGATATGTGATGAAACTCTTGGCTGGCATTGCAGAAATTTCTACAACATTGGATATAAACATGAAGCATCTAAAAGATATTCCGGAAGCAACTATCCTGGAGAAGAGCAGTTCAGTGACTATCGTTTGCAATGATGGATTTTCGATCAAAGCCATTTACAAGCCAAAGCGCACCAATTGGACATTCGATTGGGTATTTGTCGAAGAGACTGACAAGTTCATTCCAAAGCGTCCAGCGCATTTAAGTCTGAGAAAGCATGTATCAGACCAGCTAAACGCTAAAAAGATCGCTGATCGTCCTATTTGTAACTGAGGATCTCATTATGGGCGTATTCCGCACGTTTGAAGATTTCTGGGAAGGAATGCAAGAAGATACAAAATTACGTATGAACAAGGCAGACTGTGCATTCGGATGGATGGCCGGATCGCTGAACATTAAGCATGCAAAGCTGCAAGGCCGGAGAGAAGCGTTAAAGCATCTGATCCATGAACTAGACAGTACGGACAGATTCAGAGAGCGCGACTTAGTTCAATCATTCTATAGAACGGATATTAGTTTCAATGAGGAATAAAAACATGAGTAAGACCAGAGATTATGTGCTTGGCGCAAGCTGTGTGTTGCTTCTGATCTCAGCGCTCTACATGGCACTTGCAGGACCAAAGACAGTAGAAATAGATGAACGTAAGTTCTCATGCACTGCAACAGAGCCACATGGCCTAGAGGCTCGCTGTATCGCCTATGCTCGTATCAATGGCGTTAGATGAAGGTCTGCACTGAATGTAAGCAATTAAAGCCTCTCGATGCGTATAGCTGGAGATACAAAAACACTCCGAAAGCGCATCAAGAGGCTAAGTGCAAGCCCTGTAGAGCAGCGCAAAACTCCAGGATCAACAGAAGAGCTAGAGAAGCAAAGGAAATAAAAATGTACGAAGAGACAAAACCCCCTTGTGATGCGTGTTTTAAGCAAGTAAGCTGTGCATCCGAGTGTATGAGTTTCAAGTGTTGGGAGGAATACGGAGTATGAACGCACCGAAGAAGATTTGGTTATATCCAGAAGACGCTGAATGCTACACGGATAGACTCGAAAAAATAATTTGTGAATACACAAAAGAGCAAGACGCATATTCAGAAGTGAAATACATCCGCGCAGACCTAGTGGATGGGTTGGTTATAGCGTTAAGACATTGGTTTGCAAGCCAATCAGATTGGGATCAGCTTGAGGATGAAGTCAAAGCCGCGCTGAAAGCGCTGGAGGAAAAATGACCGACAAAGAACTCCTAGAACTCGCGGCGAAAGCGGCGGGGATTGAGCTTGATTGGGACGTTCCACCGAATGCTTCGCCTTGGCGCATGACTGGTGTTGGCGAAGACCGTGGACCTGCTGATATTTGGAACCCTTTGACTTCTGATTCGGATGCTCTGCGTCTTGCGGTGAAGTTGGGTCTAGTAATTGACGCGCAGAAGGACAGAACGTGGGTTGGAAAGACTCAGTATGACGCAGTTGAGCATCACGGTAATGACCCTTTCTTGGCAACCCGTAGAGCCATCGTTCGTGCAGCCGCTGAGATTGGCAGGGGGATGGAATGAGTAACGCAACCGAACTGCTCAGACGTGCGCTTGTAGATTTGGACGATTGGTACGGCGAACAATCGCTTCCTGACGATTTTCAGCTTAAAGAAGATATACGTACGTACTTAAATAATTGTCGCAACAATAGGGATTATTCGATCCCTATACAAAAGCGTAAGCCAATGCGAGAACAAGAAATTCACAACTGGGGGTATCCAGTTGAAGCCGTAAAGTGGATTTTGGAAGGCGTTAGATTAGCGGAGCGGCATCATGACATTGGTTGAAAGAGATCTACTTAGACAGGCGCTTGAGCATCTGGAATGGGCCTCTTTATTAGAGCATGGTGGTAACGAAAGACTAGAAAATGACATCCGCGCTTTCCTCGAAGTCGAGCCAGAATCAGATGAGCTTGTGGGCCAGCGCAAAGTGTTTATCTGCACAAATTGCGATTGTGTTTATGAGGTTTCAGTTTCGGAATGTGATTGTGCATGCGGGGCCAACCAATTTACTGAGGCGTTCATTGTTACCAAACCCTTGCCAGCACGGAAGCCGATGACGAAGGAGGAATTGGATGCGCTTATAGGTGAAAAACGCGTAGATGAACTTACTGCTCGAATTTACAAATGGGGATTTCGAGACGCAGAAAAGCACCACGGCATCATTGATTCCAATCGTAGTCCCGCTATTACAGACACCAATTATTCAATAGACCTACAAAGCAAATGCAGAGGCGACAAACTATGAAAACTATAGCAATGACCATACTGGTCACGATCATGCCTAATCTGGTATTAGCCACAACCTGTACGCAAGTGAATCAAATGACTCTATGCGACAACGGAGTAACGGCTACTCAGATTGGAAACGTAACTCAGATCCATACACCAAATGGAGATAGCACGATCTATTCAATCGGCAATCAACGAATCATACAGCCGCAGCTACAGCCTTACGTTCCAGTGCCAGTGATCCCGAGCATTCCGTCACTTAGCCCGTTCAATCCACTCCACTAAATGATCCGCACCGAGCAAAGCGATCGCGCCAAAAAGAATACTGACAATAAACTTAGCAGTCTTTGATAAACTGGCCAATCGCTTTAGCTCTAATAGCTCTTCTTTCGTCAGGACATTTGATGTGTCAACTACTTTGAGTGACTCATCATCCCGGCTCATTGGTTTTATCCTTCACGAAAATCCCAATGGCTGCTGCTACGGATAAGCCAGCGGTTACAATCGCTCCCTGCAATTCTGGTGAAATCTGAATGCCGAACGCAATCAGAAGATAGCAAACACCTCTCCATGTGCTAGGCTCATTAAATGCAACGCCAAATTTGCTCATGTCAGTCTCCTAAGACTTGGTTTTGATATATTGTACCGCAAGCTCTACACCGAAGTTGGCTAATGACTCTGAAAGTTTTAAGCCAATCACTTCTAGTTCGTCAATAACGCCAGAGCGCTTTTCTGCGCCTGATATTTTCTTTTCAGACCAGCGCTCTACAGCGGCAACAATTCTGGGGAATACTTCAGAACCTAGTACCGCATCTGCAAGTTGTTTAATCAAAAAAGCAATAAGAGTATTCATAGATTTATCCTTAATAATTTGTGAAACTTGAGCTTGTAGTACAGATTTAGCGATAATAGAGACTACTGGCAACATATTACGGCAATGTTGCTATTTGAAAGTGCATGCCATCTTTTCGTTGCCATGTTCCGCCCCAGTCAAATCCTGCATCAGTAAAGCACTTAATGAATCCTTCTGTCATAGTTGGCTTCTTTCCAAGCTGATTCCATGAAGCATTAATGTCAATCGCAATGCCCCAGGAATGGAGACTTTGGCTCGTTCGACCGCGAACATTGCGAATGTTAAAACATCCATCCCAAGTCTTGAGTTCTTTAACGTAACCAGTAGAGATCAGATTCTTGAATGCCTGAGTCAATGGCGGGATTAGATCCTCGTTACAGTAAACACGCTTGGGAATAACACCAATCTCTAACTCTGCCGGAACATCCCAGAGGGTCATGTTCTTCTCATGGCTAGGGTCGCCATATCGCGCTAGACAGTCTTTTGCAGTAACCATGTTAGTAACCCATTGCTATCCAGTAGAAACCATCGCCAGCAGCTTGTCTCGCAACAAATTGTCCGGCGTTGATATTTTGAATAATGATCGGATATACGCTTAAAGACGTTGTTCCATTAATACCAGTCGTTACAGCATAACTAGCAGCGCTTGTGAATGATTGCGGAAATGTCACCGTTACACCAGCATTTGATGATGATGAATATCCCCATTGCATAATCATTCCGTTGGGCAGCGTTGAGAATCCACTGATTCCTGTCTGTGCAGGAAGCGTAAAACCGCCGTAAGAGAATTTGCCAGTAGATCGCGTATACAAGATTCCGATGCCGCCATCTACGCCATTGATACCCCAGGATGCTGCATTATTGAACATATAAGTATCATTAACGCTTGGACAGGAAACAGTAAATCTTGCCTCATCAGCAGAGCTAGTACCAGTAGCGATAAACTTTGAAACACCGGACGCATCAGCGGTTGCAGCTTCAATAGGCCATTTGCTACTAGAAATATCAGCATTCTTCGACCAGACCAGATTAGATCCGTTATAGTCGATCCACATTTGATACTGCGAACCGCCAGCAGCAGATCCAGCGTTGACCGTTACTGGAATGCTAGAAACATTGCCGGTCTCAATGAAACCATAAGAGACAGAAGCAATCCGACTGCTGACAGCCTGTCCATAGTCAGGAGAAACAACAATCGTAGTGATCGTGCCATCAAATGTCGTACTGACAACAGTCGCATAAAAGATCGTTGAATCGCCATTCAGCATCTTGACTCTACGATCAATCAAGAACGTCAATCGAGCATCGCCGGTCACGCTGAAGCTAGTAGCGCTGATATAAGTCGGAGTACCGGAATATGCAACCCAGTTTTCAATGCTTGTCGTACCAGGATCATTAACACCAGTGATATTGTCGAATATAGAGATCACTACGCCATGCGCCTGTCCATACTGCGGAGGCGTTTCTACAACCATCTTGTAGGAAGATCCGGATAGCAACCAGATTTCCCCGCCAGTCTCACCACGCGCATTCAGCTGAATCGGATTGCTCCAAGGCGTATCTGCAAGCGGAGTCGTATAAGCGAGAATCGGAGTAGACGTACCGGCCTGATAGAACCAGATCAGACCACCAGCTAGAAACGTACCATCATCATTAAACTGAGGATCTTGAAGGATCGGAGAGAGATATGCGTTGGACATGATGTTTACCTGTTCAATGATGAGCCAAGAGCCGCGCCTAATACACTGCTAGGAGCCTTTGCATATTCAGCTTCCAGCAATCTAAGCAATGGCCCAGGCTGTCTACGAAGCATTGCCGCAGTCTTTTTAGGATCAAGAAGAATATCTGCCAACTCTCTTTGCATTGCTTGCTCTGCGCGGGTATAAGCAACGTCAATCAAAGGAGCGTGCATTGTCTTACCGATGATCGTTCCTGGAAATCCTGCGCGTTCTGCAAGGCTTTGCATCGCTAGATTCTGGAACGTATTTGATCCAATTCCGCGTCCTGCGCCAGAAGATTCAGCTTGTCGGGAAAGATCGGATGCAATGGCAGAATAAGTATCTTGGTCGCTTGGCTTCATAATGTCAGAGAATCGAGCGCCTTTGAAACCAGTAGCGCGTTGTGCAGTCACATCTGCATCGCGCAATGCACCGGCAAAAGATTCGGCCCTTTCTCTCGTTACTGGTCCGAAATCAGAAAGTGCAGGAGCCAGCTTTTCATAAAGAGACTGACCTACATCCATGCGAGAAATAGGCTTAGAAAGCCGTCTAAACTCTTCCTGTGCTTCTGCATACTTAGGAATGTTCTGGCCGCGCCAATCCTCGAAAGCGTTTACAGTGCCTTTGAGCGCGTTTTGCTGTGCTTTGCTGAGAGAAGTTTTAGCCTCATCGCGAAGAGAATCCAGACCTACTTTCAGCCAGTGCAATCCTTGACCTGAGATTTCAGCGGGAACTTCACCGGATTCAATCGCTTTTATCAGATCAGCCGGAATTGGCGTACCTTGCTCTGCCGCAATGGTCTGAGCCTGAGATAGCGCATTCTTCATACTAGGACGTTTGAACAATTCTCTGAGCGATTCATCCACCGGAACGCTCATCTGCATCGCTTCCTCATACAGAGGTTTAGTCACTGCTTCGCGCATTCCGAGAGCAGCCGCTTTGTCTGACTCAGATCCAGCAATGCCTTGTAGCGCCATGCGTCTAGCGCCGACATTCTCTGCACGTCTTTGGAAATAAGATTCTGGATTAGCCTGTTCTGCCCATCGTTGCATAGCAGCTAACCCACCAGAGCTAGGAGCCGCTTCTGATGCAGTGTATTGCACACCGGGAACGCCAGAGCGCGTTGATTCTAGCTGTCTAGCAACTCCTGGCGCATTCTCACCGACTACACGCTGTAAAGCGCGAGAGATGACATTAGTCCTACCGGACTCAAAAAGCGGTTCTAAAGCGCGTGTTGCAGTACCAACGGCATAAGGTATAGATTCCCCAACAAGAGAGCCAGCAGCACCAAAAGCGCCCGACTTTCCCCGTCCATAAACATCACTAGGTTCGTATAGCGAAGATAGCAAGCCTGACGTAATAGCGCGCTTTGCAGCCGAGAGAACTCCACCGCCAGGAATAGCAGCGGATGGCGCAAGCATGGCCATTTCTGATGCCATTTGACCGACTTTAGCTGGCGTTCCAGCTTGTTTAACCCATTCTTCGTGACCAGCGAGCGCATTTTCTTCCTCCGGAGATAGACCTGTAATTAAACGCTTTGCGCCCATCATGCCCTTATATCCTTGAGCAGAAGCGCCTTTTAGAAAGCGTTCAACAGATCCTACACTCTCCGGCAAGGATTTTTCAACATATTTTTTCCATGGACCTTCATCAGAAGCATAATTTTCCCAGGGACCGGACATTAGATTTTCTCCCAACTAGATTTATCTGCTGGATTTCCGCCCTTGAAGCGATAGCCACCTTCCTCATGCCCGACCTCAAGACCGGATTTAGGAGTCGTTGCTTTTCCTTTGTTCGCCTTATCCATTACATCCATGAAAGTTCTAAATGCAGCCTTTCTAGCTTCTGGCGGTACATTCGGATCGGCAATAGCGCCAGCCGCATCGGCCATCATTTTCTGTTCAAAATCAGAGATAGCTCCAGCACCAGCCAGACTTTTCGTAATGCTTTTTAGCTGTGGAGCGATAACGTCAAGTTGTTTCGTAGCTTCTAGCGCCTCTGAACTCTGTCCAACCATAGGACCTAGCTTGCCTTTGACTTGCTGTTCAATACCAGACCCGATTGACTTATCAATCAAGCCTTCAATCGTTGATCTATCGGGAATACTAGAAAGAATCTCGCTACGCTGTTCTACGGTTGCTTCTTTCTCAGCCGCTAATTCAGCTTTCTTTTCCTCTTTCTTAAACGCGCCCCTCTCTTCTGGCGTTACCCCTCTAGCCATTGGAAGTTGAGAAGTTTGCTGTTTAAGCTGATGAAGCAATGAGCCAATTTGCTGCTTTTCATTCGGATCAGTTTCGCTATCGTAAGCCTGTTGAAGCACTGGAATATCTTCTGCCGTAGCTTCCTTAAAACCATTCGGTATTTTAGCCGCTGGCGCACCGCCCATACCTGTACCGCGAGGCTGTCTAGCATTGGATACAGGAGGCATATACTCTGGCGCTCCAGTTACCGGATTGCGTGAAGTGGTTCCGTATGCTTCTTGGAAATTTGGAGCGATTTTTTCTTGAGATCGTAATCGGCTAACCTCTTGCTCATGCTCTTCTTTAATCCACGGAACCTCAACACCAAGCATGTGCGCTCTAGTCGCAATCTCTTTTGGACTAAATTTAGTAAAGTCAACTTTCGGAAAAATTCCAAATTGTTGATGAATGTTTTTTTGAGCTTCGCCCACATCCCATCTAAAGTTAGATTCAGCTACTTTAGGGTCCATGCCGGATTTAATCGCATCGTGATAGGCTTGCGCCACGGAGGCCATGTGCTGCGCATAGACTTTTGATTCGTATTCTTCTTGTTCGCGTTGTAGCTTCTGTGCTTGCATGTTCTGCAAGTAACCTTGATTTCCAGCTTGCTGAAGTTCGATGCCTAGTTTAGGACTAATGGCCATAACCTTTTCTGGGCTAACTGGCTGTCCAGACGAGTAAAGCTCGCGCAACTTTTGAGCATCCTGCATCTGACGCTGCTTCTCCTGCAATTCCATCATGCCCATGAGTTGCTTCTGGCGATTATTTTCCCATGTCACCGGATTTCCAGCTTCAAGCATGGTTTTATACATTTCAGTTAATGGCATAATCAGCTCCTACATACCGCTAAGTCCTGAGCTTGGATTTTGTCCAAACATAGGCATCATTCCAACAGGTAACTGAGAAGGCCCTGAGTTGCCCCACCAGCCATTATTCACACCAGTGTTGTATACGTTTCCAGTAAGCTGATTAGCAGCAGTTCCCATTGCGCCATATCCCTCACCTTGAGTTTGAGCATTAGCGGTATTTGATGACATTGCATAAGGAGCTACGCCAGCCGCTTGTGTCGTCGGAGCATTCGCTGCACCGTAGCCAATCTTCGTAATATCACCGAGCATATTAGACTGAGCATTAGCGCCAGAAAGCTGATTAGCGTATTGTTGATTGTAGGTATTGAACGCATTCTGATAGGCGGTCTGCGCCCTTTGCCATGCAGCCTGGAAACCAGTAGACGCTTGATTCTGAGCGTAATTATTAGCCGCCTTCTGTTGTGCGCCAGAGAGCAATCCACCAGTAGCCGCTGCGGTCTGTCCTAGCTGTTGCTGTCCCTGCTGAAGCTGAAACTGATAACCTGGAGTTGCTTTCAACTCAGCCAAGTTATTCACCATTGGCGTATACAATGGCGATTCCTTATACATTTCTGGTGTAAATTGCTGATACTGCTGTTGCGCCAACAGTTGCGGTAGCATCTGCTGATACATGTTCATGCCAGCCTTACCGAACTTCTGATAAGGTGCATTTTGCTGTTGAGCAATCGCCCATAGCTGTTGCATCATTTTCTGATTAGCGGCGTTTGCTGACTTGCTAGAGGCCATGCCCATTCCAGCGCCAGCTAAAGATCCTGCCGCCCCGATTGCTGCTGCTCCAAGTGCTACACCTACCATTTTAATGCTCCAGACGCTCTAAGCGCCTCTGATAATCTTCATACGTTTCTTCAAAAATCTGTGACTCAATCTCATCCACTGAATCCGTATCTGACCAATGAACATTGATCCAGCTTGTCTCAGTCGCGCAATAGATCGCTCTAACAGTGCCGACCTTAGTAACGAACATATCTGGTCCGGTTACTACGCTTTTAATTCCGTCCTGATCGTAGATATGACATGTCCCATATAATACGATACAGATATGCTCTCTGGCATGAACTTTCGTTATGATCGTCATACCGGCTGGAACTACATTCCGCCGCGCATACATTCCTTTGCAAAATAAATGATCTACAGGAGGATTATACTCCTCCATAAGACCCCTGTTAATTGATTCCTGCATGACGCTTTTGAGCGTTTCTATCTGAAGAACGCCATGCGGAACAACTGAACTATTTTCCTTTTTTGCAAGCACTAGACTTACTCTTTCTGGCTTCAGAATAAGCAATCGCAGCGGCTTGGCTCGGCTTTTTTCCCATAGAAATTTCTTTCTTGATGTTGGATTGCACCGTAGCTTTTGAGCTTCCTTTTTTGAGAGGCATATTTAGCTCCTATTGATTAACATTCAACCCATGATCCAAAGTTTGCCGGACCGGCTGTTCCTACTAAATAGGTTCCACCCGGAGGCACAAAGCCTTGAACCGTACATCCATTGTTCACGCTTGTTGATTGTACGCACACTGTAGTTCCGTTGACAGTTAAGGAAACAACTATGTTGCCTCCTGTGCTATTGAACCATGCTGAAACAAATAGCGGAGACAGAGATCCGTTAGTGTAAGTCACTCCAGGCGACCTTCCCGGCGTTGTGATAACTGATCCCGTTGGCAGATTTGCAAGGTTATCAGTTACATTGCTTGAAATGATGCCATTGCTGGATGGAACCGATCCGTTGTAAATTCCAGATGCACCGTTCCCAATGGCTACATTTCCTGTAACTGTGTAATTGACATTGCCTGAGTTAATGAAAATGCCGTGGTTTTGTGTTCCACCGCCAGGTCCAATGTTTGAAATTGTGCAACCAGTAATGCTGTAATTGGATGTTCCAGAATCAGTATAAACACCATGCCAGTTATTTGCGCTGTTGGATGAGTTGTTGTTGAACGCGCATCCATTAACAGAAGTGAATACTGATCCAGCACCAAGTCTTAGGCCGCATTGCCCGTTTCCAAAAAACGTACAGCCTTCAAATAATGTTGCTGTGGCTGAAGTTAGATCAACACCGTTCCCGCCACCCCCGCGACCACCGCTAAACCAGCAACCCGTAAAAGTGTTGTAAATAGAGGCATTGATAGGAACGCCATAGTATCCGCTATCAAAATACACGTCAGTAAATGTGCAATACTTTGGTGTCCCGCCACCGTAAGAATCAAGTCTAAGTGCATAGGCCCCACTTAAAACTTCTCCCTGCGAAAACCTGGCATTTACATTGCCATTGAGACTGATGTTTCCAGATGTTGCATAGCTTGGATCGCCAGTGGGACTAACTGATCCGGACTCAATCTGAAATTGAGTAAAAAAACAGTCCAAAATTTCTTGGCCGCTTCCAGCAACAATCTGGATTCCAGCTGTTTTTGAATTGGCTATTCTGAAATTTGAACAGTAAATAGTGTTGCAAGTGCCAGAAATGGCGATGCCTCTATTTGCATTGTTGATTTCAAAATCCTGTATTAAAACAAGCGTTTTTTGAATGGAAATTGCATCTCCAACGCTAGATGACGAAGGATAAGTAAAATTCAACCCGCTGATTAAATTCCATACGGCAGCGCCGGTCAGAGTGAAAATGCTTGAGCTTAAATTGTTTTGGATGATGTATGTGCTTCCAGGGCCAGCACCGATGACGCTAACACCAGTAGGAATGCTTAATGCGCCATTGATGTAATAAAACCCAGGGGGGAAATAGACAGTGCCAGCATATCCTCCAATTCCAGCACCCACATTAGCCGCATTCAGTGCATTTTGGATCGCTGTTGTGTTGGCCGATGCTGCGCCAGAGTTATTTACAGATACACCAAAATCAAGAACGCTCAAACGGTCGCCAAGCATGTCAGTGACAGGCCGATTGACGGAGTTGGTGAAATCTACGCCAATAAACGATGGTTTTACTGATCCAGACAGCTTCCCGTTAAACGTACTCCAATCCGCACTAGACAGCCAACCATTAGCCGTTGCCGAAGATTGCGCCATGCTAATCACTGGAGAAGTTCCACCGGATGAAACGACAGGAGCCGTTCCAGAAACAGAATTAACATAAGTCCCGGCTGGCTGCTTATTGTTAAACGTATTCCAATCAGTCGCGCTTAAATAGCCATCTACGGTTGCGCTCGCTTCCGTAATGCTAATATCAGGAGTCGTTCCACCAGATGATGAAATCGGAGTCGTACCAGTAACAGCGGTAACTGTTCCGTCATTGCCGTTTGTCACCCAAGCTGATCCATTCCAAACGACCTGTTTAACTAAAGTCGTATCAAAGAACGGCTGGCCAACCCAGAGATTGCTCGTCGGACGCGCTGAAGTCGGACCTGATCCTGTGAGATTAGCCAGATAAATTTGCGCTAATTGCAACCAATTCTGCCATACAGGTTTGATCGTAACAGCGCCCTTAATCGTTGGCTCTGTCTGAATCGGAGAGTTAAAAGGCGGTTGCGGCATTGGCATTTACTTCGATGCCTCCGTTGCATAAGCAGCCGCGCTAATCATAACCACCTTGACAGGATCAGTGATTCGGAATTTGAAAATATAGTTTCGACTAACACCTAGTCTGCGCCATTCCGCCCGTTTCAGATATTGTCCGACCTGGCCGAACGTAGTCCAACACTCGTTCCCGTAAGTGTATCCGCCATCCCGAGAGACTTGCAACATGATTTGCGGGTTATAAATCACTGGAACTTGCTCAGTCACATATCCCGCAAGCAAAGTAGACGATGATTCAGTTGCTAAAACAATCTTATCTTCAGTTGTTAAAGACTCATCAAAATAAGCCGGAGCAAGCCTTGTGGCATCACCTACGCCCTGTTCCATATCTACGCGCAGTCTGTAGATATGCAATTTATTGTATGAATCGCCAGCGAAAAAGTGAGGCGTAATCAACTCTCTCGCAATGTAGTCTCCATTGTCCGTATAGGTCGCTGTGTCATAGGTATAGAGATTGCCATTGCGATAATCGGATACAAAAATCTCATTCTGAAACTGTGTTGCATGTTGGCTGTAATGCCTTGAATCATCGCCAGATGCTAGAACAGACCAGACTTCGGAAGTTGCATCAAACATCCATGTGACTTTCTGCGCCTGGAAGCTAATGACATAGAATTCATGTCCAGTAAAACGGAAAGAATAAGCAATCGCATCCTCTGGCGATTCATATTCATTGAACAGATAATCAAGATCCGGAGTAGATGCCGGAACAGCACGATAATTCTGCAAACGCAAAACAGAGATCCCGCCGCGTCTAGCTCTGCCGAGAAAGAATGTCTCACCAGCGCATCGAGCCACAGAACGTAAAGCGACTAGACCTACATCATACGGAGACCCTGCAATTCTCTGCAAAGGAAAAGGAAAGCCGCCAGTGTCCTGCCAGTATTCAAAGGATGCAGGCCCGAGCAACAATAGCTGGCCATTGTCAACCGTCACCGCTTGCAGATTATCCGTATAGGCTTCTTTGCTTGCATACTGCAAAGCATCCCAGAAAAATCCGTCATATTGACCTGATAGCCAGAATTGCTTTGTTCCGACCACGTTTACGATGAAATAGCTATCCAAGAACGTGACCGTAGACGCTACCGGGAAATTAACGCCAGTGTATGCAGACCGGATGTTTCTGAAATCATTAACAATGGTACATGTGCCGGAAAAGGTTCCTGTCGGAGTCACGCCAATCTGAAAGCTATTAGCAGCCGTTACAGTGCCCGTTCCAGGAGTGGGACCAGTAGCCGTGAACACCACACCGACTTCATTGAGCGTTGCGCCTACCAGCGTGAAATCAGACGTTCCAACTGACTGAATGACATATTCAGTGCTTGCGGTCATATCCGGCGCATTTGTTTCGATCAAACTGACCGTGTAATCGCCAGTAGGAAGATGAGTGTCCCCAGCGACGTGAATCACCTGTCCATTCTGGCGAGTCGTTAGCGTTTCAAAAATCGTAGCAACACGGCCAGAGCGCGTGTAAGTCAGTGATCCAGTAGTAGGCGTGAAGATATAGCCATTCACACCGTCAACGATCATTAACTGTAGGCCATTGTCCGCCATCGAGACAGTGCCAGAAGTCGTTGAAAGCTGACCGCGATTGATCGTATATCCGTCTGGTGAAATCTCAACAAGCTGATTGTATGCGACCGCAAAGAGCCTATTAGTGGCCTGATACCACCAGAGACCACGGATAGGGCTAGCGCCAAGAGAGGCAAAGAACTTCAGCCCTGGCGTTCCATAGGCGACAAGATTAGATTTATCCTTTTCTGGCTTAACTTCAAGAAATAGATTCTGACGCTTCTGAGCAGATACAGCCCTAGCGCGTCCTGCAATGCCAGCACCAAGGATAGGGAGTTGCATTGTTTCAGACATAGCGGTATCCTATATCAAACTGTCTTGCTTCATCAGAAGGTAAACTGCTATGACAAACGAAATATGGATGCCAATTCCAAATCTTCCGCCATACTTTGCTTCCAACTTTGGTCGTATCGCAAAAATACGTCCCAACAAAGAAGATCTTATCATGTGGACAAGAGTTCAGAAAGGATATGAAAGACTTTTGCTTACCACCACTTGTAATGCAAGAAAAGATTTTCTTGTGCATCGCCTTGTCGCCATGGCTTTTCATGGATTGCCGCCAGAAGGAAAAAAAGAAGTTAATCATATTGATGGCAACAAAACAAATAATATTCCAGAAAATCTTGAATGGATATCTAGAAGCGATAATCTTAAACACTATTATCAATCTCTGGACGGAATGGCCAAACGCCCAAGAGGGATAAAACAATGGCAAGCAAAATTTACAGATGATGAAGTAAGAGCCATTAAGTCTTTAAGTGCTAATGGAAAAGGTTACAAGGAAATTTCAGAAATACTAGGTAAATCAGTCACTTCTGGCAATGTTTCTTGCATTAATACAGGCCGAACCTATGGTCATATCAAATAGGTTCACCTTCCAAATCCATCACTGTAAATATTGAATCGTAATTGGCTTGTATTCATCAGTGCAACATCAGTTGATAGCGTTACGGTTCTTTGGTTAAGCCTTTTGATCCTTTTCAATGAATTTGTCGCAAGCTGGATCAAGTCCTGACGCAAGTCAAACTGATACTCCATGGCAAGTCTAATTGCGAGATTAAACGTAATTGCCTCTTGATATCCCGGCGGAAACGACATATAAGCAGTCGGATCAAGAATAATATCAAACGGTTTCCAGCTAGTGATATTGATATAAGCTGGACCTTGCGTACTAGGATCGTTTGGCGCAAATACCGGATAAATGAAGATTTCAGCCAGCGGAAAGGATGGCTGATAATACATGTAATTAGGGAAATTCGTGCTGAGAGTTTTCAGCCTGATCGAGTTGTAATCGTCATATCCAAGAACTTGCATCGGATAACTGACCGGAATTGATCCGTTGTTAAGGATCAGATACGCATCCACAATCTTCATTGGCCTACTGGTGTTGAAATTTCCACCGTAGCCGATAGTGTAAGGATTCTGACCAGAGACCAATGGGAATTGCTCACGAATCACTTCATAGAGAGTTAATTCATCCGCTGACCAGGAGTCCAGCATACGGTTGAGTGACTCTAGCCCGTCATTCAATTCATTCGCGGTTAGATCCGTATCCACCGCAGAGACCTGTATGAGCCTCATAGCGGCACGAATAATGTCATTGGCCGTATACATTTGACCAATGTTTTGCGCTGTCTTAGTGGAGACTAGAGCGGGATTCGTGACATTCCAGAGATCAGGATATTGCCAGAGTGATTCGGCGAGATTCCAGATAGATCCTGGAAGATTCGCTACGTTGACAATCGTTTCTGTGCGTACAAGATTGCCGCCAGCTACGGTTAGATCATATAGGAATGAATTGTCTGCAACCCAATAGGAGATCTCGCCAGTGGATGCAATTAAAAACGGTTGATCTACGACCTGAGTGCATGCAGAGTCCGAATAAATCGGAACCGGAGTTTTAGTGCCTGTGTAGAAAAACTCTCCAGCAGCCGTTTCTCCTAAGACAGCGCCAATCGGCGGGACCAGAGTGACTTGGATGTTCAAAGGAGTGGCCATACGGGTTTCCTATTTGTTAAGGAAGCGTTGCGAGAAATTCGGTGACTGCATCCTGCGTCATCACGTTGCCATCTTGATCTTCTAATGGAACTCCGTTGGCTACGTCGATTTTGAACTGCTGGTAATCGGTATTGGCTGGGTCTAAGGGGATGCTTGCATTATCTGGAAACCTAATAACACAAACTATTTCATTAAAACTTTTGTATTGTTTGTATTTAATCATTTTATAATTCAGAAGAATAATCAAGATATCCAGAAGCGTTATTGTTATTTCTTAACTGATATGGCCTATATTGTGTCAGAACATTAGCCGTACTTGCCTCTACTGCTGCCACCTGATAATTAGTTTGAGTTGACATAACAACAACAGAAGAAACTGAAACATTTACTTGATGATCTGTAACAGCTAAATTTGCAGAACTAACTGTTGGCGTTGCTCTCATTTGCACTGGCAAAAAAACAATTATTTGTGCCGTGTTTGTAGTTCCAGCTTGTCCTGTTCCAATCATTCCATTAGTTAAACCAGCACCAAATTTAGCATAATACCTCTGACACATCGCCAACTCATCGCTATAGATGCGATTTTCAAACGGTGTAACCGTAGCGCCTTTTTCGAGTTGGACTCCGGTGATGTAGAAGGTTGCGCCAGATGTTCCGACTACGCTGACTGCGCTTGTGGCTGATGAATAATAAGCTCCGGCCCATGCTCCTGCGGTTCCTTTATATGTGGACCCCGCCCCTAAATCAAAACCAACAACTATTCCAATTCCATTTGTTTTTAACCACGTTCCAGAAGTGTCTCCGGGAATAGTTATTGTTTGCTTTTGCCATGTATTTGCAGATGAAATCGTGTATGTAAATGGATAACTGCGATTATAGCTTCCATTGTTTAATGCTCCGCCAAACGTACCAGTTAATGAACTATAAACCCAAAATGATATTGTTATAGTTTGTGCATTAACGGTTCCCCAACTTAAATCTGATACATTTAATCCTTCAACATTTTGCTGAATAGCAAAAATATCAGTAGAGACTACTGAGTATGCAGAAGTAGACGTTATTCCAATGTAATTATTAAAACCAACCGGAGGGGTTACTGATCCTGCGTTTTGTTGCACAGAGAACTTTGACGCTTGAGTAAGGCTTGCTCTCCATCTATCCAAGGTGTAAGTGCCATCTGTCGTCGGCGTTACACTTGCCCCAGCATTCCGCTGGTCAATCATCATTGCGCCGTTGATGATCTTGTTTCTATTGCCAGCTAACTGCGTAGAACTTGGACCAGACGTTGCTTCAACGGTATTAGGACCGGATGCCAGCAAGGTCTTATTGGTTAGCGTCTGTGTATCAGTCGTTCCGACAATAACACCAGTCGGAGAGGCTTTAGAGGTCGTCCATGCACTTCCAGTAGATACGGCAATACCGGCTCCAGGATAGACCATTCCTCCACCGCCAGTCGCATTCAGAGTGCCGCCAGAGAACGTCAGATTGGTTCCGATAGTTACATTGCTGAATCCACCGGAGCCATTGCCATAGAGAATAGACGTTCCTGACGTAGCTGGAGCGTAGTCTGTACCGGAGACAGCAATAGATAGCGCACCAGTGGACGTGGTTGACTTTAGAATACCAGTAGCAAGAGCAGACGTTCCTGCGCTGTAATCCGTTCCGCTAGTGGCCGCTGAAATAGCCGTTCCATTGCCTTTCAGAAGGCCAGTAACAGACGTTGTTAGCGTAATAGCTGGAGTGCTGCTTGGATTTGCAACCGTTCCTGCAAAGCCGTTAGCGGAGACTACAGAGACAGTCGTTACTGAACCGCCGCCAGAAGTAGAAGCCAGAGTGCCACCAGAGAATGAAAGACCAGACCCAACAGTAACATTAGAAAAGCCGCCAGAGCCGTTCCCGTACAGAATGCTAGTGCCGCTAGTAGCTGGCGCGTAATCAGTTCCAGATATCGCATTGGCTAATGCTCCACCAGAGTTTGCTTTAAGAATGGATGTTCCTGATGGCGGAGCAATATAGTCTGTTCCAGCCACAGCAGCAGTGCGTGTCGTACCTGATGATTTAACAATACCAGTTACAGATTGCGCGGTCTGGTAATCAGTGCCGCCTACAGCATTGGAGAATCCGCCGGTCCCGCTTCCTTTGAGAATGCTTGTTCCAGTTGTCGCTGGCGCATAGTCTGTGCCAGATACCGCATTTGAGAATCCTCCAGAGCCGTTAGCCTTGAGAACGGACGTTCCAGTTGTTGCAGGAGCAGCGCCTACATTGCTGTATGAGAGAACAACCGCGCCGGTTTGCGTATTGACAGAAGTAACTGGCGCATTCGGATAAGAAAGCTGAGTCCAGCTAGAAAGCAAAGTAGGATTAGGACCAGTGATAATCCAGTTCGTACCTAGATCGCTTCTCGTACACCAGTCGCCTTGTTGGCCGACTAGCGCAAGCATCGCTGCCTGACTTGCGACAACACCGAGATACTGAACAATCGAGATTGGCGGGATTTGAGTAGCGGTTAATACACCAGTTGAATCAAGCGTAGCAATGCCGTTTGGCTGCGCGAGAACGCTAGGATCAACATAATCAATGCCAGCAGTAGCGGCTAAAAGATTCGTTCCATCACCTTTGGCCATGCCGACTACAGTGGTCGAAATACTAATTTCTGGGGTAGTACCTGCATTAAGAACAATGCCAGCAAACCCGTTTGCCGTGTCTACGGATACTTTAGTGACTGTTCCGCCAGCAGTCGTAGATGAAAGAGTACCGCCAGTAAAGTCAAGACCTGATCCGATAGTGACATTCTGAAATCCACCGAGATTATCACCAGATAGAATGCTCGTTCCTTTCGTCGGAGGCGCAAAATCAGCACCGGATACAGCATCAATCAATCCGCCTGTGCCATCTGCTTTCTGAATCTGTTTTCCAATCGTCGGGCCAATGTAATCAACACTTGGCAATGCAGCTTGAAACACGCCAGATACAGCCTTCTGGATGCCGTTTGCACCAAGAAGCGATAGAACAGAGAAATATCCTTCACTTGGCGTAATGTTGCCAATCTTTCCAGGACTCGACAAAACTGCATTAACTACATCATTTGGCGTTGCTTTCGTCGTAACACCACCGGAAACTAGCGGAAGAACATCAGCCGGAGGGACAACCGTAACAACCGGAGGAAGATTCGTAATCGAAACGCTTGCCATTGATTAGCTCCTTACTTAATCCGCTGGAATACAACCTGAGTGACGTTCCAAGCATCGCCAGCTACAACCGTTGACATAGAGAATCTAAGATCCAGAGTCTGTGCGCCTGTCGTAACCGTGGTTGATGCCGGAGTATTCTGGTCGATATTCAAACCAGCGGCCACAATAGACTCAGTCAAAAATCCAGTGGTCCAGACAGCCGTAGCACTTGTGGATACAAGCTCAAATTCACATGACCAGTTGGTTGTTTTGGCCGTAGAAACCAATACAGCAACGGAAATTGCTGGCAGTGCAGTAGTGCCCCAGTATGGCGTAATCACCGCGTTACGGGTCGTAGCGGAGCTTGCAGCGACAAAGTTACCGTATGCAGTGACTTTCCATGTTCCAGTCGTGGCCGCAGTCTGCGAAGCCATCGTAACGCCGCCAGTTGTAGGCGTAGTTGTGGCTGCGATATTCGTTGCAGCAGTTGACTTACCCGTGGATGCGTCACCGATGTTGCCAGCAGCTACGCCAGTGAACGTAAGCGTAGTGAACCTACCTGTACCAGCAGTCGTACCGCCGATGTTGAAGTTGTTGATTGCTAGAGTCGTACCAACCGCAGTGAGACCATTTGTTCCCCATTGGAGGTAGTTTGATCCGGTCGTTGTATTTAACGAAACCGAAGCAGACCAGTTACCAGTAGCGGAAGCATTTGACAAAGACGTGATAGAAGCGCCACCACCAGCCGGAATAACGAGCAAAGTAGCTGCGGATGAGTCCTGTACGGTTACGTTGCCAGTAGAGTTGTTCTGAATATAGTATCCAAGACCATCCGCAATCGTCGTTTCACTCGGCAAAACAACAGTCTGCGTAGTCGTTCCCGTGAATCTCTGGAAAAACGTCGATGTAGCGGTAAGAGTCGTGGTTCCAGCCGCAGTTGCAGTTGACGTAATCGCTTCAGCCGCGTTGTTGTAACTCAGAGTGGTAAACGCACCGGAGGCCGGAGTCGTTGCTCCGATAGCCATATTATTGATATTTCCGGTAGTTCCGGAAGAAATCGTAATAGTTCCAGCGCCAGTCGTGGTATAGCTCTGGTTGTTGGTCGCCGTATTGTGGGTTACAACACCAGTCGTTGTCAGAGTCGTAAATGAGCCAGTGTTCGGAGTAACAGAGCCAATCTGAGCGTTATCGAGCAGATTGTTACCTAGATTGAGGCCAGAAGAACCCCAGGTAATAAGCCCATTAGCGCCGAAGCCCGGAACGAACATATAGCCAGTCCAGTTACCCTTCGCCGCGCCGCTCTGATCCGAGTAGATATAAAGCGCCATCCCCGGAACAATCGTAGCCAAGAAGGTCGCATCGCTATTGTTAATGGTTACGTTCTGCGTCGAGTCATTGTCGATGATAAAACCAAAACCAACGCCGACAACGGTTTCATCAGGTAACTGAAGGGTTTGTGTATTTGTGCCAGTAACCCGCTGAATATAAGCCGAAGCGTATGTTAAAACAGTGGTTCCACCAGTCGAGCTGATATTGTTTACGTTTGGCTGTTGATTAGTGTACGTAAGCAATGAGAAGTTGCCATTTTGAGGGAATGACGGATTGATAACGGCATTGTCAATTATGTTGCCACCCATATTAAGGCGTGCAGAACCCCAAGCAATCGGGCCGTTCAACATGTTAGTAGGCACAGCCGCAGTTGAAATCCAGCCACCACTAGAAATCGTATTGTTCGTTGACGTAAAGTAAAGGACCGTACCCGGCTGCATGGTTGCTAGCGTTGAAGAGGCCGCGTCCCTTACCGTAACAACACCGGCGGTATTGCTGATAGTCGAAATACAGAAGCCAAACCCAACCGGAATCGTAGTCTCATCAGGAAGCTGGATAGTCTGAGGGCTTGAGCCAACTATATTCTGATAATAAGTGGAGTTTACTGTTAGTACAGTAGTACCAAAGGCGGAAGTAACAGCCGTATATCCCGGAGCGGCATTGTTATATCCAATGCGCGTGAAATATCCCAGATTTGGCGAAACCGTACCAATGGACGCGGCTAGAATCGCTCCACCACCCATATCAAGGCCATTAGTACCGAAATGAACAGCGCCAGCAGAAGTCTGATAAGGAATGGAGACCGTTACATTCCAGTTGCCAGTAGCAGTCGCATTGTTCGTGGTATAGACCGTGATAGATCCAGCGCTAGGAATCGTATAGATTACAGTGCCGCTAGAATCCTCAATAATCAATCCCTGTGTTGAGTTGTTCTGAAACGAAAATCCAGAGCCTACTTTGAGCGTAGTCTCGTCAGGTAGCTTAACGATCTGGTTTAAGATCCCGGTAAAGACCTGATAATAAGTAGACGTGTTCGTTAGTGTCGTTGTTCCGCCAGTGTTGGCCGTAACTGTTACGCCATACGCCGGAGAATTGAACAGATTTGATACCGTGACTTTTGAAGTAGTCGAACCCTGATCTAACGGAAGAACTTCCGTACCAGTAAGCGGAAGAGTAGCAGCCGGTAATGCCGAAATTGTTGTAGTTGCCATATTTTAGCTCGCGACGATGTAGCTTCCGCTATCCGTTAAAAAATAGAGTCCAGATTGCGTAACGATCTCAGTGTATCCAGGAGGCGGAGGCGGAGTTCCAACAATAGCAGCCGCCTGATAGAACATGCCAAGCGCGTTTGAGAACATCCAGCCTATCTGATACATGTCTGTTATCCGTAATAGCTGATATTGAGAACGCCAGTACCAGAAACAGGGATGATCTGGAACTTATTAAGATCGCCTGTATACGCCAGAGTGCTACCAGCACTAAGAACCATTCCAACAGTCGGATTAGGCGTTGATCCATCATCGGTCCAACGGAAGTCAACAGATTCAGTCTGAATCAGCGCAATAGCTCCGCCAGATGGAGGACTTAGTTTAGTCAGAGCAGTAACGCTTCTAAACTGCTGATAGCCCTTCGGGGCCATAGATGAAGGAGAAATATCTCGACTACCGGCTACTGGAACATTTGGAGTATCTAACCAGGACATATTGGTTTCCTATTCAGTTTTGATTAACCAACCGCCAGCCAGCAATCTATCCAATTCATCCTGACTGAATGCGTCTGTTTCGCGTACATACCACGCAGTCGGATCATAGACTCGCGTAGTTTGAAATTCTGTGGATGATTTTACATCATCTGTAGATTCTGATGTTGATTCTACTATTTTTCTTGGCCTAGCCATTAACTTACTCCTGATAAGAAAAGAGGGGCCGAAGCCCCTCTCTGCTTTTAACCCTTTTACGGGTTTGTTGCGGCCACAATGCCAGTGTTGTTAGCGTAAGTAACACCGAAGTCATAAGTGACAGGGTATCCTCGAACAACGTAAGCGTTGTAGGTATCAGATGCCGGAGACAAAGCACCAGCCGTTGAGTTGATATACACAATCGTAACTGAGTTGGCAGAATCAACCCATGAGCCAACGATGTTCAGACCAGTCGCCGGAGGAATGTTCGGAGAGATCGTAACAACGTCACCAGGAAGAACGCCCTGCACAGGTACTCTGGCAACACCAGAGCTATTTGCAGTTACGCTTACACCAATAGGAGAAGGAATCGAAACAACGGAAGCCCCACGGATAATAGTAGGATTAACGATATTAGGACCCGGATTTACGTTAGTAGCCATTTAAAACCTCCTATTAACCAGTAATGCGGCAAGCAAGTTCTGGATAGACGGTTGACCATCCGTAAAGAACATCCAGACGACAAGGCAGCTGATCGCTGTTAATGTCGTACTGACGAACCAGACGAATAGACACACCATCCGCAGAAGCGCGACCCGCCATATCTACACCCTGCGGGAGAATAAGATCCGCAGTACCGAATGCAAACGCATCCTTGTGGAATGCAAGAGCGTTCGGAAGATTGGTGTTGACACCGGAAATAACGGTTGCAGATGCAGAAGGAATAGAGCCAGTGGCGCTAGTCACGTTCTGGAACTGACCGGAGAATACCGGAGTCGGGAAGATCTGAAGGCTAGTAGCACCAGCACCAGCAGCAGCGGTAACAACGAAGTTACGCAGTGCGCCGGTTGACTGACGATTCTGCGGATTGACCGCATAGACGCCAGGAATGGTAAATACTGAACCCACAGTCAGATTGCCGACCAGAGCAGAAATAGCCAGACCAAAAGAAGTCTGAGCATTGTTCTGAACTGAGCCGCCAGCCTGTGCGCTAGTGGTGAAACCAGTAGATGAACCAGCAGTGAAGTTGCCTACGTTCTGATCCATTGCCCAGTTGAAGCCGAGAGTGCTATCACCAAGCGCGCCTTTTTCAAAGATGCGAGAGATAGTTCCCTGCGGATTGAACAGGTTAGTAAGACCGGAAACGATGCCTACTTCCACAGTCGGATCAACAATGATATGACGATCTTCGTCAACCGGAGCCGCTTCCTGATTCAGACGTGCGCGAGCAGCCAAAGGAGCCGCCTGTGCCTGTGCTGAAGTCGGAGTACCAGTCAGTACGCCAGGAGTACCAACCATGTTGTAGACGTTCAAGAACTGCTGAAGGCCATCGTAGTCAATTTTGTTGGCTACTGCTGCAACAGCGGGTTTGATGAAACGATCAGAGAAATCACTAATAGACATCGTGAGATCCTGAGTAGTAAACGCCATATCGACACCAAACTGAGTGCCGAGAGTCAACGGAACATACGTTTCAACAGAAGATTCAACCTGTAGTGCCGGACCAAGACGACCGACATAACGGGGCGGTTTGCGAAGATTGATAGTAGTACCGATCTTTGCACCTTCGATTGCGAATTTCGAATCGTACTGCCTAGAAACCGCACGAGTAAATACCAACTGGTTGGTAAGTACCCTGAGCGCCTCATTTGTAATCATTGAGCAATGCCTTATGACTTCCTTTTTAATTGCGAAGTCCTATGGTTTTCACCATAGATGAGACTATATCTTCATCCTATTAGGATGCGGGGCACTCTTGGAGCTTCATCATCCGTTCTGGATGGTATGCTCTAGTCGTTGAACCTTCAACTCATTCCTGAGTCGCTTGGCTGCTGATTTCCCAATCCTAAAACTTTTCAGTCCTTCACACTTGTCTTTGCAGACTACGTTGTGGCATTTAGGCTCTAAGGGAGTTCCAGCAATTCACCCCGTTTTCATCTATCGCTTACGCAATAGCGCGACCGTGGTTAATCGTTAATAGCTGATTGCTCACGGCAACCTCCATAAAAAATTGATAAAAGATTTGCCTAATCTGGTTATTGAATGGGAGCCGATCCCTCGAATGATTCAATTGGCCGCAAAAGAATCTAGGCAGAATGCTTTTGGTGTGCATTATTTATCACACAAACAATTTTTTGTAAACTTCAAGCTCTGCTGATTTTCTAGCACAGCAAGCGTCAAAATAGTTATCAAAATAGCCAAGATGCTTTTGTTTTCCTCCTATATTGATTTTTGCTACCCAACATTTCCAGCTTTTGTACCAATAAACCATGCAGATACCTGAGATAGATTTTCTTGGTTTTGTTATTGCTTTTCTTCTTTTCTCTATCGTCTGGGCCGTATCCTTTTTTCCTAAATGCGCTTGCCGATTCTTTTCTTTTGCTTCTTCTGTGTGAGTTGATCCACGGCGATAGGTGTTTCCTTTTTTCCTTTTGCCGTTTGCTAGTTTTTCTGCTTCTGTTCTTTTGTAGCCTCCAACCCCTTCGCCTCCATCCGTCAGATTGCAAAGAATGTATCCGGCTTCCTTTAACTGTTTTATGTAAATTTTCTCAAGATCAAATGCCTCAGACTCAGACCTACAAGCAATCAACTCAACAATAATGTTGTCAGGACCATACTTTTTTACAATGTTTGTGTGATGCGGGTTGTGTTTGCGCCAAATAGATTTGTGTCTTTGCGTTCCAGACTTTCCAACATAGAACGGCGTTCCATCAGGCTTCTTGTGAATGTAAACGTAGAACTGTTTCATAGAACCTCTAAGTCAAGAGTAGTCGAGGATGCGGCTGCTAGTTGACTAGACTAGCGGAGTTTCGAACCTCCTGCCGCGAGTGAATCATAACATAAAAAAAGCCCAGAGGATTAATCTGGGCCGAGAGGAGGAGTAAGAACCAGCATTGCGCCGGCAATAACTCTATATCATAGTATTTAACGCTTGATTCTTGATTCGCGTTTAGCGCGTTCTTCAGCGTTTCGCGCAGCAATAAACTCTGCTGGCGACATTTCGTAGAGCGTTTTTGCTGGATTAGCGCCAGTAGTACCGAGCGGCTTAATCGGTGTAGGCGCATTGGATGTACGCCTAGGCGCTCTGTTAATCAATTCTGCTAGACGCATACCCGCTTGGATCGGATTCATCTGAGAGATTTCATACGCTACATCGAGGTTTTTGCCCAATGTGTACGCAATCTCTGGGCCATTATCCAAACCCAGTAGCGCCTGGCGGATAGTGGGGTTCTGAGCAAGTCTGGGGTCCGAAGTGATGCCCTCGATAACTGCATCGTAATCCGCAAACTTGGCCCGTGTAGCCGCTTCAGAAGCCTCCAGCTTGGCTTGCGCCATTTTCTGCTGTTCCATTTGACTAAGCTGCTCGTATTCGGCAGCAACAGCTTTTCTCGCCTCTTCAATCGCTGACACTCGTGTGTACTCCAGCTGAGCCTGGATGTAGCGTGGATCATACTGTCCTCCTGCAAAGTCATTCGGATCTGGCGGCTGGATGCTTGGGGCGACTGGCTCTGGCGCTTTCTGTTGAGAGGATAGCTGTTCGAGCATCTTTTCCAAGCGCTCAGCATGTCGCCTAGCCTCATGCTTATCTTTCGTTAGTTCGTCGATGCGCCGCTTATACCAAGGATCTTTTTGCGACGTATCGCCTTCAGGTTCAGCGTGAATCTCTTCCGCTTCAACACCAGTACCAGATTCCGATTCTTCCAGAGCATTCTCATTAGGTGCTGTCGAATCCAAGTTGGCGCTTTCGGTTGTCGGATTTGTGCTTTCAACTGTGCTATTGCTAGTTTCTTCAACGGACGCATTCATACCTACTCCTTTTACAATTATTGGATCGAACCTTTACATTTCATCCTGCTGTTCTGGCTTCTGTTCGCCAGTTAGAGCAGCGATATTTGGTTTCCTAGCCATTACTCCGGGCTTTGACTGTTTCGGCTGTCTAGGCGCTTTAGGTTGCGCTGGCTGGCTTCCGGTATCCATCTTCGGATTAACCTGTGGTGCGCCACTGTGAATGCCTGGAGCAGCCGTTTCCTCAAGAGACTCAAACTCCATATTCTCTTCTGGAAGCTCTTCCATACCCATGCCGAGCATTAGTTTAAGATTCTCATTGACCATTGCTTGCAACTGTTGATCCGTGACCATGAGCTTACCTTCAACGTCGATACGCTTGGTCTGAGAATCGAACCATTGACGCTCTGCCTCTTGAATCTTCAGCATGGCCTCATTCTGCAATCCTTGCATTTCAGCAGACATGTGTTCCATCTGTGTCGCCATTTGCTCCATCATCTGCTGTGCTTGGATGACTTGCGGATCTACTTTAGTGCCATCCGCAGTAGGCTGTAGATTCGGCGGAAGCATTGCTTGCAAGCGCTTACTGATCTCTTCAGCACCTGGCCAGTCCATGTTCTTCAGCATGAGATCACCAATCATGTTGAACAGATTGGGATTAGCCTGTGTTAGAGCAAGCATCATGTTAGCCGCTTCATCGCGCTTCGTTGCATAGCTTGGGCCTGAGTCGCATACAACGTCATACGTTCCGATAGTCGGATTGTAGATGCTGTCAATGGCTGGATTGTCAGTATACGCACTGGCCTGTGGCATATTCGGATCTACATTGACTTGCTGCGGTACGCCATCTTCGCCAAGGATACGAATCACTCTGGCTCTATCGTATATTTTGGGAACCATATCTAGAATGATACGACCGCATTGGCGGATAGAACGGTTGAGATTGTCCTGATAATGGAAGTTGCCAGTTTCAGTTTGTTTCTGGCGTAGCATCAGTGCGCGTCCAGACGTTTCGTTAGATTCGCCGCCTAGACTTGGCTGATATATACCCATTGACTGCATAATGTCGTTTTCAGCCAACTGAACCGCTTGCATGATTGCGCTTGATGCCTGTGGCGGTTGCGCTCTTTGTGGCGGACCAACAGGTGTTCCAGCAATAGATATTGGATCATATTCCAGATAAGCCAGAGATTCTTGATTAGCTCTACCCCATCGCGGATCGGTTTCAAACTGGCCAGCAACACCAATGAATGGAGCTTTTGGTGCAAGAGCAACATTCTCAGCATTTGCGCTTAGATAGTAGTTATAGAGCCTCTGAGCGTCTTTAGCGTTACGCACAAGACCAGACAAATATCGACGACCTTGCACCCAGACTTCATGACCTAGCACTGGAATAATCGGAATGTATTTAGTCGGGATCTCAGCCTCTTCTAAAACCGTCTGTCCTGTGACTTTGCACCACATGCACTTGCGAACATCCGCCATACGAGAACGGCCAGTTTCCTCGTCATAGATTTCTTCTTCAGAATGTTCAATGTAGTAATACTCAGCTAGACGTACTGAATCCTTCGTGTACCAGCCCTGCATATCTCCATTTCCGGCTGCTTCCCAGTTAGTTTCCGGAACGTCTGGATATAGGCGCTTGAAATCTTCCTTTGGAATCTCTTCGGCAATAATGCACCATTCTGCATCTGAGCCATCAGGCTGCTTGCTATGCGGATCAAGATAGACCTTCATGGGATCAACAATACGATCAATAAAGATTTCCTGATCGAATGACTTGTCATCAGCCCAATCGTTACGAACGCGGATATAGCCGAGACCAGTATCAACTTGCCACTCTACCGCAGTGTCATACGCAATGGATGCGTTACTGTTGTCCTGGATATGACGAATGATGCCCATGAGAACTTCAGCGGTCTCTTGATCTGATCCATCAGTTACGGGGCGAATACGAATGCTAGGCGTATTTTGGCGGATCTCATTGACGACTCGATCTCTGAACTGGAGCAAGCGATTAACCGTGAGCATCGGGCGTTCTTTGCCAGGTCTAGCCCTATCGTACTTTGCAGCTTCCGGCCATTGATCGCCAAGCCTTGCAAACCGAATGTCATCCAACATCTCCTGTCTGTTCTGGCCAGTCGCTTCAACACAGATATCAAAACGCTTGCGAATCGTTTCTAGTTTCTTCTGTGTTGATTCTGATTCATCTCCACCTACGCCGAGAGAATCAAGGATTGAATCAGTATCTAAGTTCATAGTTATGCGCCCATCCAGCTGCCAGATTTGCCCGTATCATACTCTTTTCTGCGCTTAATGTTGTCATTGCGGAACATATCCACGCATGTTGCTAAATATCTGAATGCATCGGCTCCGTGTGAATAAGCGTCGTGCAGTGGTCCAGTCGGTTGACCAGTAGTCTGATTGATACTGCGACGATAGCGCTTGAGGCATTCCTGTAATCTAAAAGTTTTTTGCTTATCCATCCAGACACGTGGAAACAGCATTCTGCTTAGTTTTATGCCATGTTCTACATCGCCGATTGGTATAACTTCGCATTCCCAACCTAGCGCAGTCATAATCTCAACGGCAGATTTGCCGGTCTTATAGTCTTTATGCACTGCGTCATGTGGAAGCCAGATCTTGCCGAAGTTGTAATTGCGGCGTTTGAGTTCTGCGCTATACCAGTCGAGAGTTTGAAACGATTCTTCGATGTAATCCACAATGCGACATTCAGAGCCAGCGCGTTGAGCCATGATGATTGACATTGCATCGTTCCAGCCGAGATCCACAACCACATGCGTCTTGAGCATCGGATCATGCGTGACCAGATTGATTCGATGTTGTTCAACCATGAGTTGATACTCATCAGCGTAGATTGCACCATCGACTACTGTCTTTGGCTTGCCTAGCCAAATGTTGTCATAGTCTTTCTTGTTATGACGTTCGCAGTGGATACGCTCATTTTCAAGAACAGTCGGAAACCATGGGTTATCCATGTAGTTGACTTGAACGACATAGCTACCTGGAACCTGATTAGCAATGAAGCGCGTGTATGTGTCATCTGTGTCAAGATCCGGATTCATTGTGACCCAGATTTCAGACTCTTCAGCGCGGATTGTTGGAATGAGAATATCCCAGGACTTTTTAGATACGCTCTGCGCTTCCTCGATCCAGCAAATGTTAATGTTGGCCATCGACTTGATGGATTCAACCGTGTGATTCGCTAGACCTGAGAACGTGAATATCGTGCCATTTAAGCCACGAATCTCTGTTTCCGTTACTGTGTAGAAGTAACCGAGGTTTAATGTCTGTATTTGGTCGACAAGAAGCGTATGGACCGATTGCTTGATGGATTTCTGAACCTCTCTCGTGCAGAGAATACGCATTGGCTTTTCAGCGCCAAGGATCAGTAATGCAGCAGACACAGAAAAAGATTTGCCAGAGCCTCTCCCGCCATGAAGGATCTTATAGCGGTAAGGATCGAATAAGCCTTTCAGCTTGGGGGGGAATTTAGCTGTGGTTCCCATGTATGCGTGATGGAATGACTAAATTATCGTTGCATGAATCACAGCACGATCCAGACGCACGAAACGGCCAAGGATTATTTAGCGCGGGACTTTCACCACAGAAGCAACATTTACCGTAGATCAATGATTTGATCCAGCTTTTGAGGCGGATCAATTTGCTAGTCTCCAAACTTCACCTTGATTGAATGTTGAACCGGACCACCGTCAGCGCCGGTTATTTGACGCTTCTCAACATAAACACCGGAAGCCTTGCCGCAGAGTTCTTCAGCTTTGATCGCGGCAGCAATTTGACCTTGATCTATTGCCATCATTGCAAGTTCTTTTAAGCGCTCAATATGTGACTCAAGCGTAACCATTGCTTTATCTGCAATTGGTTTTCTTAGTTCCTCAACCCTTTGCGATATATTAGGGTCTGCCATCAGTTTGGAGGCGCTAACATTAACGGTAGTATCTTTGGTTGTTGGCCTAACATTAAACGCAGCACGATAAGCATCAGACTGTGTTTTGCCTGATGCTACTTCTAATGCAAACTTTTCCTGTTTTGGTGTGAGAATCACAATTCAATCCTCATCTGATCTACTCATCCAATATGAGCAAGTGTCATTTGCTTTGACAGTCTCTAAACCGTCATCGCCATAAATATCAAGAAGGCAATCGCCACTGTTAGCTCTATCACGGTGCTTTTCCCAGAATTCACAGTTAGCGCAAATGTGAATGAATTCATTCATCGAGCGTATCCAAGAGCTTATCGAGATAATGCCTGGCCTTCAGTATATCGCTTTTCAGAGAGTTGTTGTCTTTCTTTCCAGCGCGAGCAAGATACTTGATCGCATTGCCGATAAGAAAGCCACGGAACTCGTCATCTGTCATCCATGCGCGGATAGCGTTCCAGGGCTGGATCGTTGCGCTGTTGTAATGTTCGCCTCCGATCTGGTAAGCATCTGCTTGCATGCTAGGCTCTCCACGCATTAGACAGTCTCCTTCACAAATACGCCATTTGGATTGAGATAGCCTCGCCGGTCCTTAATCTCATTGTAAGCCGATTCTAGGCACGAAAGTAAATCTATGCCCTCCATGTCGGCTACGATAACTAAGACCGTCAGAACATCCCCGAGGCCATCTACGATCTTGTCTTTGTCTCGCTTAATGACTGCATCGCATAGTTCTCCCATTTCTGATACGGCTTTCAGCATTTGAGTCTGAACATTGCCGTTTTTGAGAATGCCGCGAGCCTCTGCCCATCGCAGGACGTTTAGCTCTAGTTGGCCATAACTTGACATAATGCTTACTCCTATTTTGCTTTTCGTTTTGCCCAGAGTTGTTGCTGATACGCTCTGGCTCGTTCCTTCTGGAGGCATCCACAGGACTTGCTCTGGCCGCTGAGAAGATTCTGTTCCAACACTGAGCGGACTGTGCCGCATCTGCACTTTGCTACTAGAACGCGCTTAATGCCGTTGTTCGTCTGCTTATCCTGATCTGAAGAGATAACCGTCCAGTATCCGATAGTCATTCCGATAATATCCTGTCTCGCTTTAGGCACTAGATTTATCCCCAGGCGAATGCTTCGGTAGACCGCAGTACCATTCCCAGTTGCAGCCTTCATACCAGACACCGATAACTGCTGGCCCGTTCGTTTCCTTGAATAACATTTTCATTCCTTTGATCCGATTCGGGTTATCTATTCTTTTCCAGCGCGGCATATATTCGGAAAAATAGCGTTCGTTACTCATATTTCTCAATCGTTATTATTAGTCCACCGGATTCGACAGGTTCGCCGTAGTAGGCATAAATGCGCTTTACGTTCCTGTCATTGTCTATGATGATTCCTTCCAATCCGTCCAGTGTTGCTTTAATGCAGTTATCCAGGTCTATTAGTACTTTACTAGCGCGGCCAGATATTGTTAGCTTTGGCCGTAGCTCTAATATAACACTGACCGGACCAGAGATCAGTTTTGCTTTGTGTTGGCTTGCAATGTATTTGATCTTGTTGCGATAGCGCCTTGCTTCCGGAGTCAGGCATTGCTTCCCGCGATAGGTTCGCCAGATTGCATTCATCGAGACCGGATAAGGAAGCTGAAGCGTAATCATAGAAGTATTGTTGCATTATGATAATGATCGTGCAAGCTGGTTTCTGCTGTTCCCTGTTCCCTGCTGTTCCCTGCTGTTCCTTTCATCCAAGGGAACGGGTGCAGGTCTAGTGAGAAATCTTAGTTCTCACGACCTGTTCCCTGCTTATTTTCCTTAGGAGGGAACAACTACTAAAACGACATTTTTTGTGTCTCATTTTGGAATAATTTTGATGCCAAAAAACACGTTTAGCTGTTCCCTTTTTATTTGTCATTTTGGCGATATGGACGCGGATTGACGACATGAAGAATGATCGCATTCTTGGCACCGGCTGATACGCTAATGAGTCCTTGAGCGATGAGGTCGTCAATGACTTCCATGTTCAATTCCTTCTTTCCGCCAAGGGTCTTTTGCATCTGGCTCTTGGACATGTCGCCTTCATCCGCCAGGATTTGCAGGATCTTCTGACGTACTGAGACTCGCTTCTGAGCCTTTGCCGCTTCTGCGCCAGCTTCTTTTATTTCTATTCTTTCTTCTGCACTTGATATACATGGAATGCCATAACGATACCGTACTGTCTGAGTAGTTCCCCATGGCGTTGTTACTTGCTCTGAATCAGCAAAAGACTCGAACCTAATATCTGTATAATCAGCCTCAAAACGTCTTTTACCGAGCGTTAGAAACCTGTTTCCGTCTAGGTTTAATAAGTAAGCAACCGCGTTTGCATCGCCTTCAAATGCTCCGGCGCCTCTTGCAGACATTTGCTCAACTTCTGTTTTGCTTGTTACCTTGCTAGTATGCGCAACTAACCAGACAGCAGATTTTCCTATTGCGCTTTTAATGTCCGCAATAATCTTTCCAGCCTCCGCGTTATCATTTTCATTATCCAAGTCAATAGTAGCGTTACTGGTATCTAATACTATTAAAGGCTCAACAATATAGTTATTGTGATCGGGTCCAAGGTTTAATGAATAGTTCTCGCGCATGTTTTTTATGAATGAGGCTAGATCATCGCCTTTTTTGCGCCTTGCATTCTCGATTCGGAACCAGTACCGAAAGCCTTCATCTGGCTCTTTAAGTTGCTCATGCTTACAAATGCCATAGATTATGCGTTCAACCTGATCCGCATCTTCTGTGACATAGATCACTCTGCGCCTAAGGACTGGCTTAATCTCTGACTCAGGATCGCATAAATGAGCAGCATGAAAAGATAGCGGAACTAATAGACTGGTCTTTCCTACACCTGGAGGACCGGCAACAACCGTGATTTTGTTGCTGATGAATCCGTCGATCACAAACTCGACTGGCTTTAATTGATCCAAGCTATAGACATGCTCAGATTCGCCAGTGGCCAGAATTTCTTCCTCTTCTGGAGAAAATTTCTCAGCAGATCGAACAGCCTCCGGTATGCAGTCATAGCGCTCTTTCCAGACCTTGTAATCAATAACCTTGCGCTTAGATTGCTCCATGATGGCGCGAAGGACATTAGTCGCCGCCCCGCCATTTAGACCTGATCCGATAAGACTTGCTGCAACCTTGATCGTGCTCTGGTGTAGATTCTCTCCGGATATGATTGCGTCCACCGCATCATGCAGCTTTTTATCCTGTGGCACATAGGATGAGCTTGCGGCTATAGCATCTTGTGTCGAGTCGAAACTAACACCAAACACTTCTGCTGCATCAAGCAAACTATATTCAGTCTCAGGATTCCATTCGCAAAGCCGATGTTCAAAGTCACCTGTGTCTCTTGGCTTTTGATTAACGCCAACAGGCAAACGACAATAGCGCACTGCATTGTTGCCGGAAGCATCGACTGGCATTAGGCCAATGCTGGCCATGGCGGATAGCAGACCGCTAACGACAGAGATATTGGCCGCGTTCGGATCATCTGCCTTGATGAACAAGCCAACCTGATAGTTGCCTGGGCTAGTCTCTATAACGAAACTGGCCTCACCGTTGAGCTTTGTAATGTCTGGATCATCCGCGACCAAAACCAGAAGCCGATCAAAATACGCGTTCTTTCTTCGCACCGTTCCGTTTTTTGGACGCAATGCGGCAACAGAATAATAAGTGTTGCGATTGATAAGACCGTCTACATCGCTCTGATCCGGTATGTATTTTGATCCACCCCATGGCGTACGCGGTAGTCCTGGATCTCCATTAAAGGCATTCGTCCATAGTGTTGTTCCATCTGGCGCTAGATCCGATAGAATCGCTAAGAAATCAGAATTTTGGATCACGATAGCCTCTTTTACTTTGTGGCGATATCAGCCTTCAGCGCCCCTTGTGTCCTTACTTCTAGCTCATACTGTTTAGCCATTGGCGGCTTCTCGCCCCAGGCATAGACCGCTTGTGGCCATACTCCTAGCGCATCCGCGAGTGCCTTAATTCCTCCGAAAAATTCCGATGCTTCCTTAGTTGTCATTCCTTTCACCGCATGAGTTGAACAAAAGTGTTGACAAGCCTATCAGATTGCTCTAGGATATCAACCAAGCGCAGAGTCTACTGCGTGAACACTGGAGTAAGAACACATGGCCATCAATCTAAAATCCACCAGAGGCGCGGCTTCTGATGGCGTTAAAATCTTGGTTTACGGCGGAGCTGGCAGTGGAAAAACTACGCTTATCGGAACTCTTCCCGACCCAATCATTATTTCTGCGGAAGCTGGTTTGCTGTCTCTCGCTGACCTGGACATTCCTTATATTGAAGTTACGAACATGGATAGTCTCAAGGAGGCTTACCAGTTTGTTGCAAGCAAAGAGGCGAATGAGTTCAAGTCGGTAGCGATTGACTCGATCTCAGAAATTGCGGAAGTTGTTCTCAGTGCTGAGAAGAAAATCGCAAAGGATGTTCGTCAAGCGTATGGACAACTACAGGAGCAAGTCACGGATCTCATCCGCGCATTTAGAGACTTGTCCGGTAAGAACGTCTACATGTCTGCGAAGATGGAGAAGCAGCAGGATGAGTCTGGCCGCATTCTTTACGGACCTAGCATGCCAGGGACTAAACTTGGCCAGCATTTGCCGTATTACTTCGATGAAGTCTTTTGTCTGCGCGTAGAAAAGGATGAGGAAGGAAAGACGATTCGCATGTTGCAGACTGAGGCCGATCCTTCCTATGGCGCAAAAGATCGTTCCGGAAAGCTCGACCCATGGGAAAAAGCTGACCTGTCTTTTATCATCAACAAAATATCTGGTGTAACTAAATGAAACTCATTATCTCTGACCTGACTGGCGCTGAACATGATCTGGACTCTGTTGTTCTTGGCATTGCTGGTGATATTCACCGACTTAATCAACGACTGATGCGCGTAGAAGCTGAAGCTGGCATTGTTTATCAGGATGCTGAAGCAGAAGCGATTAAGGATGCGGAGGAATCTGATGGGGAATAAACACAAACACTATGATGCGATCGTAGCATGGGCGGCGGGTGAGGAGATTGAGTATCAAACAGCGTTAGGCGTTTGGAAACCAACGTGCGGTCCGCCATTAAATGAATTTGAAACTTTTCGCATCAAACCCAAGCGCGTGAAGAAAGAGGGGTGGGTGAATGTTTACATCAAGCATCATGGAACTTTTTGGTCCACTAAAGATAGGGCAGACCAAGCAAATTACGGCAGAAAAGCCTGCGTCCGAATTGAATGGGAGGAAGAGGCATAATGTCTGATTTAAAAAACTTATCTGAGCAATGGCTGGAAGCCAAAACGCTAGAACAGGACGCTGTGGCTCGTAGACGCAGATTAGAAGATGAGATGCGTAAATGCCTAAAGATTGAAGATTCCGAGGAAGGCACTGTCTCTAGTGTCGTCGGCAATTACAAGATCAAGGCTTCATGTCGCATAAATCGCAAAATTGACCCAGAACAGTTTTTGATGCTAGCTAATGATGCAAAGATCGAAGTGCAGGATTTCACGCGTTGGAAGTGTGAATTGATCCAATCTGCATGGAAGAAACAGCCAGAGTATGTCCAGCAAGTTCTGTCTCGCGCCATTACGACCGAGCCAGGGCGAGCTACGTTTACCGTTGAAACAATCACTGAGTAGTTTTTTAGGAGTAAGACAATGAGATTAGATGAAGTTTTTACCTTAGATTCAGTACCGGCGCAGACTAACACCTATGATCCGATTCCTGCTGGCCTTTATGAGGCGACGATCTCCAATGCGGAACTTAAAGATTCCAAGTCAGGAGGAAAATACATCAATGTACGTTATGACATCACTGGTCCTGCTCACGCTGGCCGTGTGGTATTTGGAATGCTTAACGTAAGCAATCCGAATCCGAAGGCAGAGGAAGTCGGTCGCCAGCAGTTAGGCGCACTGATTAGCGCAATCGGACTGGATAAGCTGTCTGATACGGATCAGTTGATCGGCGGTCAGTTGATCATCAAGTTGACGGTTGAAGAGTCTGAAAAGTACGGAGCGCAGAATCGCGTACAGGGATTTAGATCAGCGAATAAGCCAGCAGCTAAACCGGCTACGACAAATACGCCACCATGGCAGAGGAAATAAAATAAAATGTTTTTCGCGGCTAGGCTGATCCCCGAAAACCAGAACCTTATCTGGCTCGCCGCGAATTTTATTTAAGGTTATTTACTGTAAGGGGTAAATTATGGCTAAAAAACATGGCGGATGCGGCACAAGATTGTATAAAATCTGGTGTCACATGAAATCTAGGTGTTATTGCAAAACGGACAAGAAATTCCATAGGTATGGTTTACGAGGAATTTCCGTTTGCAATGAATGGAGAGAAAGTTTTGCTGAGTTTAGACTGTGGGCAGAGCAAAGCGGATATAAAGATTATTTGACCATTGACAGAATTGATAATGATGGAAATTATTGCCCAGAAAATTGCCAATGGTCTAATTTGATTGAGCAAAACAGAAATAGATCAACAACAATCTTAAATAAAGAAATTGTTGCATCAATAAAAGATTTTTTATCTAGCGGCAAAAAATGCAAAGAAGCCGCAGAAAAATATGGCATTTCTAAATATCATGCTTGGAACATTAAATCAGGCAGGAAATGGAAATAACCCCCCAGTGCTTATGCCCACAAGGAAGTGGGCCTTTTTTTAGGAGGAAACAATGAAACTTCCAGTCGAAAAGGATCAACGAACGGACATAGAGCAAGAGAGAGACAGGCGCTTAATGCGTCTAGTTGCGTATGCAATGAACGACGGGCTTAAAACTTTTCCTGTTAACCACGCCAAAGGACTGCATAAAATGGTCGCTGAATACATGGAAGTCTGCGCTTTGTTAGACGCGACATTTGTGATTTATCATCCGACTATAGATGGAATGAATGAGCCATGACAGCCATACCAGAGTCAAGACAGAACATAGCGGGGTTAATCTATAAAGCCTATGAAAAGAAAGCGGATAGTTTTCGAGAACATTTGGGCGCTTCTCTTCTTGGTCATCCCTGCGACCGTTATCTTTTTTTGCAGTTCCGTTGGGCTGTTGCTCCTGCGTTTCCTGGTCGAATGTTGCTTTTGTTTTCCAGAGGAAACAATGAAGAGGATCAGGTCATTAAGAACCTAAAAATGATCGGCTGCATTCTTAACGAACGTCAAACGCGCGTAGACTTTGGATCATTTGTCTCTGGCTCCTGTGATGGAATTATCACGTCTGGCCTGCCTGGATATGAAAAGCATAGTCTCGTACTGGAAATTAAGACCCATAGTAGAAAGAGTTTTGAGGATCTCATCAAGAAAGGCGTTGCACTGGCAAAAGAACAGCATTACGTGCAAATGCAAGCGTACATGCTTGGATTAGGTATAGAAAATGCGCTGTATTACGCAGTCTGCAAGGACGATGATCGGATCCATACGGAAGTCATCAAGCTAGATCATGCACTGGCTACAAAGTACGTTGAGCGCGGTAAGAAAATCGCCATGTCGGATTACATGCCAGAGCCATTGTCTGCTGATCCGTCCTGGTATCAATGCAAAATGTGCAACTTCCATGAGTTTTGCCATGAGACAAAGCTGACCAAGGAAGCGAATTGTAGAACCTGTGCGTTATCAACAGCTAACACGGATAGTACGTTTACGTGTTCAAAGTACGACAACTACAAGATCGAAGCTCAATATCAGCGTACTGGTTGCGAGGGACATGTCTTGCATCCTGATCTCGTTCCATGGAAGCGCATGGAATCATCGAGTCCTTATGAAGCTGTGTACGTCATAGAAGGCCAACCAGTACGCAATGGAGAGCCGGATGAACGTGTTTATAGCTCAAAGGAGATTATCGCGGATTATCGGTCATGTGCTATGCCGGATGAGACTACGGAAGCATTGCGCGTAGTTTTTGAGGCTAAAGTAGTATCAGCAAAAGAAGCTGGATTAGAGGATTAAGAAAATGACAAAAGACGATGTAATGGAGATAGCCCGCGCAACATCAGGCGCACACTGGATGGATGAGGCGCATATACAGCGTATTGCTACAGCAATCAGAAATCGTTCATTTTTAGAGGCGACATGGCTGGCCGAACGTAAGTCGCATCCGACCTATGTCGAGTGCGCCAATGCAATCAGAGAGCTGGTTAAAAAGCAATGAAAATTCTAGTTGCTTGTGAGTATTCTGGCCGCGTTAGAGAGGCTTTTAGAGAAAAAGGACATGACGCATGGAGTTGTGATCTTTTGCCATCAGAAGATGATTCTAAGCATCATTACACTGGTAATGTGTTTGACATTATGGATAACGGCTGGGACTTAATGATCGCTCACCCGCCATGCACTTATCTTGCCGTGTCTGGAATGCACTGGACCACAAGAGGTTTTAGAGATCCTAAATTGACTGAAGATGCTCTGGAGTTTGTGCAGATGCTGATGGATGCGCCAGTTGAAAAAATTTGCATAGAAAATCTTGTGTCTGTTATTTCGACGCGCATTAGAAAGCCGGATCAGATTGTTCAACCTTGGCACTTTGGAGAGGATGCAAGCAAAAAAACGTGTTTATGGTTAAAAAATCTACCGTTACTGGTTGCATCGAATCCGCTTCCAGGTAACAACAAGACACGCAGAGCCAATCAGACAGCAAGTGGGCAAAACAAATTAGCGCCTAGCGCTGATCGCTGGAAAGAACGGAGCAGAACGTATCTTGGAATTGCTAAAGCAATGGCCAACCAGTGGGGATAAAAAAATTTACCGAAACCTATTGACACGCCCAATCTCTAGTCTTAGTATTATCACCAAGCCAAGTGATTACGGAGACAACAATGAACGACGATCTTGACCAACCAAACATCTTGCCCGGCTACTGTCCAGTATGCGGTATGCCATCGAACATTTGGAACATTCAAGAACGCTACTGGGAATGCTGTTTCTGTAATTGGGTTGGTGTCATGCCGGATAGAAAGTCAAAAATCAATCGGGAGGAATATCTCAAATGAACATTAAAGCAATTCTGGCTGCAAGCCTTATGCTCACTTCAACAGCGAATGCCGCAGTCTGGACGGATCTTGGCGGCGGAGTTTATTACGATCCTAGATCAGTGATGAAGCAAAAGAACACCATAGTTGCCTGGGCCATGTTTGACATATCGGAAGCACCGGATGACAAGCCGCATTCTTACAAGGTTATCAAGTTCATTAACTGCAAAAGATGGACAACAGGAAGCACTTATCATGTGTTCTATTCTGGCTACAGAGGACAAGGAAAGGTTACATGGTCTGGAACCATGATGACACCAATGGACCCGATTGTTCCGGACTCCAATGCAGAAGCACTGGCGGTTACGCTTTGTGGGGCTAAATGATGCCAAGCTGCACACTCACAATT